AAACAATAGAAAGACTAAGCATGTAGCGCCTTGGATGTAGGTTTTCTGGACGCGGGTTCAAGTCCCGCCGCCTCCACCAAATAAAACAAGGACTTAGCAGAAATGCTAAGTCCTTTTTCTTTTCAGTGTCCACCGATTGCCCACACAGATTTACCAATGTCCACAATTGCTGTTGCCAATTGCTTAAAATCTACGAGCAGCGCGACAACAAAATCATTTCAGTTTTAAATCTAGTCAACCTATTGATTAATATCATTTTGACGCTTTCCCCTTAGATATATCCTAGCAGCAAAAAACCTCACGAAATCCACAAAAAAACTAATTAAATCAATGATTAAATATTTTATGCCGCCACCAATTGCGCGGTATAGAACTGTAAAACAGTGAAATAAACCGCGATCATTTCAGATCTTTGATCGTTGCAAAGCCCTAGGAATGGTGCTGGTTGCGGCTATGAACTGCAATAAACTAAAACTGAAAAAAAATTAAGATGCAAACCGCGCAGGAGGGTGAGGAAGAGTGCGGATTTCGTGGCTTAGTTTCTCTGTTGCGCTGGTTTCCGTGGCTGAATTGGATGGTTGATGTTTTCTGTGTGTTTTTTATGGACGCGGGTTCAGTTCCTCACTTGGGAATTGAACCCGCGTTGATTTATGCATGGCCAACATAGTCGTAAACATCTTTATGACCAGGTGACATAGTCGCGCCCGTCTTTACTCGATGGATTTGTTTATGTGGTTTGGTACCGCATAGATGGGTTTGTCTGTGCTGTAGCAAATAAAAAGCCCAGCGTGTTGGCTGGGCTTGTGTGTTTGGTTTGTGCGTTAACTTACTTTGTATGTGCCTGCGCTGCTGCCTGCTGTTACTACCACGTCGGCGTTGGCGGTGATCTCATCTATCACGGCTTTTGCTATGGCGGCAGCCATCTTGCCCGCGAATGCGTGCGTGCCGTCGGTGGTAAAGCCTTGCGCTTGTAGTTCGCTGATGATTTTCGATTCTAATGATCCGTTGCTGAGTGCCATTAGCCTTCCCCTTATTTGCCTGCACTAACAGTTGATGATCCATCGCCATGTGGTGCGCCAGTAAAGTGGCAGATATGGGCACAGGTGACGACTGGCGAACCGCCGTTTAGTTTGATGGTGTCGGCGTCTTCGGTGATGTTTTTCGCGGTAATGCGCAAGTCCTTAGTGATGTTCATTGTCATTTGCCCCAAGACTTCTGTGAGCTGGTCTTCTAACACTTTGATGCGCTGATTGAGGCATTCAATAGTGCTGTCTTTATCGGTCACGCTGTAGAAGTTCCCCACGTCATCTATGTGCTGGTAAACGCCTTCGCGGGTTTGAGTGCGCGATTCGCCCGCTTTGATGGCTGGAAGATCCCAGCCGAACGGCAGAATGGTGCGGATGAATGGCTTATCAGGCCGACCGTAGGCAAAGCCGATTTCGACGATGGAACCAATAGCCGGCGGCTCGAGTCGCCCTGCTTTGTTGCCTGCACCGTTCAGTGGTAACGGTACGGCCTGTAATGGTTTTGATTTAGTCGCGGTGCCATTTTCATCGAGTAGTTGCACGTCGGCGGCATAGCGTGGATAAAACGCATCGCTGCGGCGTTCGCCGTCCTGCTCTGGTAACTCTGGCAGGGCTACGACTTTACCCCAGCGCGGTAAATGCAGTTGCGCGCTGAGTTCAGGGAATAATCGATAAATAATTTTCTTAATGACTTGTTCCATGCGTTCACCAGGTGATGGTCATGTTAGTGCCCTTAAACTCGACTTTGGCAATGCGGGCGCCGTTGGCGGTGACGTTAGGGCGAATTTTTGGCACGGCTGGAATGGTGGCCGTTTTTCCCGCTTGCTGGTCGGTCATTAAACCTTGCGGGATGGTGATGGCTTTACCCGCCCAAAACGAGTCTTGATAACTGCCTAAGTAGATTTTGCCGTTGCCCTGCTGCTGCCAGATAAAATCCGGCACCTTGTAAGTGCGGCCAAGGTTATCCAGCATGGCATATCCTGAGGTGTCGCTGTAAAAACATGGGATCGCCGTGTCGGCATATGGCTTTGCAGGTAACACAAATTCAAGGCCCGTTTGCGCGCTGATTTCGTCGCACACTTGGCGCAAGGTTGGGTGGCGCAGTGTTACGTCTAAGTGGTTGGCTAATACCGATGACAGCTCACGACAAAACACCGTATACAAGCCGTTAGCGGCTGGCATGCTGCGCTCGATATAGCCTAAAAATACCCTCTCGATCATCTCACCCCAGCCCATTTCAAAGGCAACAGGCGTTAGGCGCTCGGCGGGTTTATCAATGGTGAGCTGGCAAGTGCCCGGTGATGCGGCTTGCAGTACGCACCAATGATCACTGACGGCGGCCAATTGGCCGCCGATGTATGCTCTGGTAATAAACTTGGCATTGGGTTCGGCCATTATGCGAGCCCCTCATCAACCTTCTTTAAAAAGGCCATAATGCCCGTGAGTTCTGGCTCGGTATTGGGCGGCGTGTTGCCGTCGGCCAATACCGTGCCTTGGCCTGTGCTGCCCTGCTGCGCGGCGGCGACTTGCGGCGCGCGTTCTTCCTTTTTCTGCGGCACGCTGCGCACTTCGGCTAAGGTAAAACTCACGTTCCATTGGCGGGTTGTTTCTTGCTCCACCGCTTCAATTTTGCTGGCGAATTTTACTTGTTTAATCCCCAGTGCAGAGGCGGTTTTATTGCTGATGCGGTACGTGGTGCGCGTGCCGCCTTCCGTGGCTTCGGCCAGCTTAAACAGGTCGGTTAACTGCTGCTCATCCACAAATAGGATAAATCCTGTTACCGCGAGCATTTTAGCCTTAATGCCCGTTTCGGCTGACTCAGTGCTTGAGCTTTGGCCGCTGGCGTCCTCTGTCGCCAGCTCTTGGCTGGCGGTGATGCGTAGCCCCTTAAGGCTGATGGCGGTTGAGTTGAGTGTTAGCATTTTATATAAGCCTTACTTCTGCGTTTGTTATATTTGGCACGCTTGCAGAGCTATAAGTTGGTGTTATTATTTTGACCTTCCCATTTTCATTTATAACTTGTAAATTTGATGCGAACATTTGACTAGCAGGAACAAAATTATCACCAAAAATCATTCCAAAATATTTTGACTCCCCATCATTATGAAACACTTTAAAAGCTACAAATATCAGTTGTGTGTCACAATACTCAATACCTGTCATTATTTCAAAATGAAAATCAACCCTATTAATAACACAGCCAACTGAAAGCTCTTCAAAACCACTAAAATTAGTACCTATTCTTCCGTGAACTCTTTGCGTAAAAAACTTATTAGTTCTTTCAATCCTGCCAATTACAGAGCCTAAACCTATATTTCTATCATAAACAACAACATCGCCATTTATATTAACAGCATCTGGCCAATCTCCGCCGTTTGATAATACAGGGTCATGTATAACGCCTGCTGGCTGGATTCCAGACGGTAACTCTACGTCAGATATGCAGTAATCAGGCAGATTTTCAAACCATTTAAACCCACCTCCAGTCATGTTGTTGTTTCTTATTCTAACGTTTGTATTATCCGTAAAATCACCAAACATTTTGAATGTGCCGTAGCACCAACAATTTGAAAATGTTGCGTGATTAACTCCGCGACCAGAAAACCCAATTCCATCCGTTGATTCAAAATAACATGATTCAAATAATATGTTGTATCCACCGAAAACTAACACACCATAGGTATCGAAAGCCTCAATGCCACAATCAACCATTCTTAATGCTTCAACTGGACCATCAAACTGATAACCTATGTCACAAGATCCTGTAACCATAGACTTAAGAGGCATTATATTATTGTTGTCTGTAAATCTATAAATTGCCAATCCTGGAGTATAGCTCCCTCGGTGCGTAAGTCTTTCAAACTGTGTATAAAATGATCTGCGCGCCCATACCATTTGTTGAACATCAACGCCAAATACATCCTCGACTCTACATCCATATACCCAATTATTTATCCTTAGAGCTCTGAATGTGTTTCTTATTGAACAATTTTTAAATATTGTACCTGTAGTTAAATACTGTTCATCAGTGTCTACATTTGCAACTAAGTTATTTTCTGAATCAAAATAACCTGACACAAACATTTCTTGTGAAGTTGTATTGGCTCCGACAAAAACACAACCGTTAAAATCAAAAACAATAATCCCCTCGTGCCCTGCAACAACCCATGGCGCTCTGTATGCCGTAGGTATTATCACAGTCCCTGCAATAAAGTATGATTTCCACGAAGAAGCGGTTACTTTAACCCTGCCATTTTTAACAGCATAAATAAATGCATTCTGTATCGACTCAGTATCATCCGTTGCGGCTGGGTTTTTCTCCCCGTTAAAAAGTAGCGCGTCCCCAACTGCTCCAAAATCGTCTATATTGACGACTTCTGAAAATCTTTCTATTAAGCTTCTCGCAATTATTGATTGCTTGCGTAATATTTTAGCCTCAGTCTCGACCCAGTTTTTATCTGCTATTTTGTTATCAATTCGCAAATCCTCCACATCATCAGCCGCATTAATTACCGCCAGCTTATACACATAGTGCTTGGTTCCGCTTGGGTCGATGTAATCGTCCATTTCGGTGTTTGTCACGGTAAAGGCGAGTTGTGGCGACCATGTGCTGTTGGCGTTGCCGCTAAACCATGCGTCGACGTAAACAAACTGCGGATAGCTTTGGACGATCAAAATATGCTCTTGCTTGAGTTCTACCCGTAGGCCAGACACATAGCCCACACCTGGCGTCACGCTAAAGCTGTTGGCGGTGGTGCGTGGCACGACTTTTAGGCCATCGTCAATAAACCAGTCTTTGCCGTTCATGTCTGTGGCTAGTTGCTGAGTGAGTAAATCCATGCCGCTTAAGCGGGCGGTATAATCAATTTGCCATGTTCCTGCATCAACTGTAATACCCGTTAACTCGGCAATGCCGCTGTACTCAATACCAAAGTTGCGGTTTAGGGTGTTGCCTGCTGCACCTGGTGCGGTTGCGGTTTTGGTGACGGTTGGCACATGGTTAATGGCGACTAATTTTTGGTTAACCGATGAATATAGCCCTACCCAGTTAAATTCGAACGGGCCAGTAATGCTATCTAACACGGTGGAGTACACCACCACGTTATCGTTAATGCGGCCTACTTGCTGCACATTTTGCTGATACACAATGTGCGCGGCGGGGATGCCCTCTTCGCGATTAATGGGCGCGTTAGGGTCTTGGTTTGGCACGTTGGCAAAAATAAAGGTGTCAATGTCGAGCTGTTCATTAGCCTGTGCTTTCGCCGCAAAGAGTTGTTCACCTGCGATTGTGATTACTGATGCCATGTTCGTTCCTTATCTCTTTAACTAATGAGCTGTGTTTTTTTTGCCACAACAAAGTGGGATTCGTTATCCATAAGGCCTAGCCCTATGCTTGGTTGCATGTCGTTACTTAAGCGCGCCATGCCTGTTAAGCTGTCTAATGCAAAGTCGTTTGGCGGTGCGACTAACGGCATGCTGGCGATTGTGTCGTACTGATAGCGGCGCGTGGTGCGGCCGTATTGGCGGCAAATGTTGTCTATCAATCCCGCTCTGTCTGCTAAATCGCTGTCGAGTAATTGCAGGCTGACGACGTCCCAGTCGGTTTCGCTTACCCGTTCATCAATGGTTATCCATGGCGTGCCGAGCTTTTTAAACATGTAATACCAGCCCGATTTGCTACCCGCTCCTTGGGCAAATTTAAGCGCGTACTTAACGCGCGTTCGGTATAGGTGTTCTGTCTCGTTGGGGATTTGCTCGATATCGCGCTCCCATGCCAAGAGGTGCACAAATTCAAGCTCGGCGGTCATGGGGTCGAGCTGCTTGGCTGGGAATGCGAGCATGTCGACAAAGCGCTGCCAAAACCGCACCGCGCCTTTGCGCAGTTTGTCTAGCTCGCTGGCTGGGCGTGCCAGCCAGTACGGCATTTTGGTGAGTGTTGCCCAATCGATTTTAATGCTCATCATGCGTTCCCGTTTTCGATGGTGAGCGTGCTTAAGCGCGGCACGTTGTTGGCGCTGGTAATGTCGGTTTGATGCCAGTTAAGCGATTCAATGCCCGCAAATTGGCGGTGTAACTCTTGGCCTAACTTACTAAAGCTAAAGCGGATAAATGGTTCGGTGCGGGTGGCTGTGTAGTCGCTATTTTCGCGGAATGCGCAGCGGATAAACTGTTCTACGTCGGCCAGCAAGGTGGTGACTTCCTCTTCCAGCAAATAGCTGTGTGGGTACACAGTGACGCCCACATTTACATTTACACCTGGCATAGCGAGTACGAGCAGATCATCACCGTGGCCGTGGAAGCCTTTGTCCATCACATATTGGTTTAGGTCTTCCAGCATCGCGGCCGAGGGTTCGCCCGTGTCTAACAAGATATAGGCGTTAGCGGTGCCCGGGCCCCGTGGTGCGTCGTGCTCAAAAAAGATGTTATCGGTATCGAGTCCGGCGCGTTCGGTGAGGATGGCGCGGTAAACGGCGTCGATATGCCAAGGCGCGGCGGCGGTAAAGGCGTTGCGGGTGCGCAGCTTTAAGTCGTCTAGGCTTTCGCGATCGGCTCCGGCTTCGTCTATCCAGTCGGCTTCGTTAGTGACGCTGCCAATGCCTGTAACCGCTTCCGGTAAAATATGGTAATAACCCGCGCCAAGGTTGTAGGCCGCGCCCGCGTTTACGGCAATCACGGGCACTAATACGCTTAAGCTGTTTTGCGGCAATATGGCATCTGCCAGCGTGACCACGCGATACACCACGCCGTTAATGGCATCGGTTTGCACATAAGTTCCGGCTGGAATTAATAGGCTTGGTCCACTGGCTGCGGCGCGGTTAAAGCGCACTTTGCCTTTGGTTTTACTACTTTCTTTACGTGTTAGATCGTGCTCCCACGCTTTGGCCTCGACAAACTGGTCATCATTGGCGGTGAGCAAAAACAGGTTAGGTAAGATCACCCCTATCAGCACTTTGTTTACTATCCATGCCGCTGGTTTGGCAACGATGGCGGTGATCAAGCGCCAGAACGGCGAGTAAGGCGAATCGTTAGCAATGATGCTGCCTTCGGCTTCAACGTCCTGTTTAAATAATGCCTTCCAGCCTTCCTCTGTTGTCGGTATGCCTGCGGCTTCGACGATTTTGGCAAAATCAATGGTTGGCACGTCGATTTTATCAGCCATTAAAGATCCCCTGTGATGCTTGCTGCTATTTGCGAAGAAATGGGGCCAAAGTCGATGGTGTCGGCAAATACCCACCATTGGCCGCTAGCGACTTGCTCAATGCGGACAGTGCCCGGCATGATGCGCAAATCGTCCTCGACTAATAACTTGAGTTTGACTTGGGTGTCGGCGGTTACGCCTGTGCCACGGTCGCTAATGAGCAAATGCGCAATCCCCGTGTCTAAAATGGCGTGCACTATGTCTTGAGCAATGGCCGCGCGGTCGGTTAAGTAGCTGGGGTTTAATCCGGCATCTAACACCACGTCGCCGTTGCTGATGTGCAAATCGATATAGAGGCTCATGAGTGCATCTCGACATAGTTAGCAAAGTTGGTGTCGACCTTTTGCGGATAAATGTTGATTGCGCCGACGGTGGTCGATTTGCTGTTGTTGGCATTGGCGATTTGCTGGCTAATGCCGCCACGTGTCAGGTTGGTTTGCACGGGTGATATGGCGTCAACGCTGGGCATACTGCCCGCGCTAACGTTGGTGCTAATGTCGACACCTGGGATTAAATTTAGCTTTTCGATAATCCAATTGATGGTGTCGTTAAACATTGCTTTAACGCTGTTCCATACGTTGTCAAATACACCGACGATGGCTTGAATCCATGCGGTATCTGCAACCATTTTTGTAAAGTCGTCCCAGTAGTAAATTAACGCTGCTACTCCGGCGATAATGGCCGCTATCGCTACAATCATTAATCCTAGTGGGTTGGCATTCATAGCTAGGTTTAGCGCCCACTGTGCTCCTTGCCACAACTTAGTTACCGCAATAACGCTGTAAATTAGCCCCTTGTAAATGGCAAAGCGCAGGTTCGCCAATGTCATTTGCATGATGATATTTTTCCATATCCATACGGTTAACCCTGCCACGACATTCCATGCCACTGTTACCAACTTCCACGCGCCCATCATTGCAGTGAATACGCCGCCTAAGGCGATTACTCCAAAGATGGTTACGGCTAAATAACCCATGTGCTTAGTGATATTTGGGAACATATTGGTAAACCAAAGTACTGATGCGCCCATTTCGGCAATCTTGCTTACTACCGTGTTAAATGCTGGCAATAGCACGCTACCAATAGCGGCGCGGATCACCCACCAACTTTGGGCGAGCCGTTCGCTTTGGTCGGTCATGTCTTTTGCCATTTTTTCGGCTTGTTCCATGCCTTTAACTTTTCCGAGCATGTTGATTGAGTTATTAAGCCCATCAACATCTTTAAGTAATAATTGAATAGCTGCTGTCGCTTCACCAGAACCAAAAGCACTGGTAAATTCGGCAATATCTTTACCCTTCGTTAAATCTCCATACTTTCCTTTTATCTTTTGCAAGATATCGATCATAGGAAGCATTTTGTCTTGGCTATCATAGAACTGTAGTCCTAGAGCCTTTTGTGCCTTTTGCGCCCCAGCCATAAATGCTTTGTATTTAGTGGCAGACTCACCGCCTTCCATAGCGCCTTGTAACGTACCAAGTACTGCCATTTGTTCTTCTAATGGTGCTAAACCTCCAGAGGCACCAAATGCCTTAAATGCATCAGACATTTTTTTACCGTCGGTTTTAAATGCTTTAACTGCTGTGGCTGTCATGCCTGTTAAGCGTTCTACCCATGCGCCATCGCCCATTTGCTTAGCATCATTTTTAAACACGGTGTACATGGTGCCCATGTAATTTGTAATGGTTTCTGCATCGGCTTTGGTTGCCGCTGCTAATACGTTACCTGCCTTGGCAAAAGCTGATAAGTCATTGCCATTTAGCCCCGCAATTGCTGACTGTATTTGATAGGCAGAGTTAACAAACTCTGTCGCTGATTTGCCATATTGCAGCGCATAGTCGTATGACGTGTTAGCCAATTGCTTTAGTGCGTCTTGCTCTACCCCCAGCGATTTAACGCCACTTAATGCCCGTTCCATTTCAATGGCTGGCATTAAGGCTTGTTGCAAGGCCATGCCGCTGGCCGCAATGCCACCAATACCGGAGGCCATTTGCATGGTTCCTGCTTGGTAGTTGGAGGCAAGACCATTAAGCGATTGCGTTATTTTGGCAATCGGCTTGGTGATTTGGTCTATCAGTCCAACGGTGAACATTAACGGCTGCGGTAAGCTCATGTTTCCCTCTACTTACCACCAAACGCCTTACAAACGGCGTTGGTGATAATGGCTTCTAGGTCGTCGCGTTGGCGTTTCATTAGCCAACATGCCCTTGCTAAACTTTGTTCGTCATCGCCTTCGTGTGGCAAAAAGTGGCGGCGCATGATGAACAGTTGCTCAAGCTGATTTGAGTCGATAGCCTCAATCAGCCCCTCTATTTTTTTACGGTAATTTCCAGCACGGGCGTGAACTCGGTTTTAAGTTCGCCTGCAATTTGCACCTCGGCACCTGGTGCGCTTTCGAGTAGCTTTTTAAAGTCGTCCTTTTGGCCGCCGTCGATGGTGCGCATGGCAAAGTTGTGCGATGCGGCGGTAACTGAGCCACCACGGGCCATGGCATCAATAAAATCGCTATGGTCTTTGGCGGTAACGTTAAAGCTGAAATCCGTTCCGGCGATGGTTAACACGATGGTCTTTTTCATGCTGCGTCCTTATTTTTTATGGTGTTGATTAAAAAAGTTTTTAGATTCTCAAAGCCTTTATCCATCTGCCGTTCCATGCGATCTCCTAGCTCTCTCACGTCGTGCTTGGTGGCATAGGTTTCTGCCACATGGGTTCGAAGATCTCCGATTTCAGAGCGTGTTCTATTCACTGCGCTGTTTAGGTAGGCCACTAATGGCACTACCACGGCCAAGAACACCGTAATCACGCCAATGCTGACTAACATCCAGTTGGTTAGCTGCTCCATGCGTTAGGCTCCTGCTTTGGGTGTCACGTTTGGCGCTGTCGCTGGCGTTTGGCCTTGGCTGGCGAGCGTCATGAGTTTTTCGCGGTTGTTGGCGTCGCGGGTTGAGCTGAGCCAGTAGCCGACTGCGGCGGCAACAAATGGCACAAAGTTGCCCGATAGATACACAATCAAATCGCGGTTTTCTGCGGGGATTGGCAGGTAAAACAACACGATTAATTGGGCGGCGAAGATCAGCACCAGCGCGATGGTGAGCGTTGAAGGCATCCAATGATCTTTATGCACTTGGCGCGCCTGTTGGCGGTCGCTGAGTTCGGTTTTGTATTCATCCAGTGCAAGGCGTTGCAACTCGATATGGCCTTGGCGGATTTGCTCACGCTCTTGCATGGCCCACTCTTGCAGCTTAAGCGCGGCGTTTGGGTCGCGTTGCAATGCTGCGGCCACGGCTTCTGGTGTGTTATCGGTGCCGAGTGCTCCGGCAATTTGGCTGCCAATGCTCACGGCTAAACCCACAGGGCCGCCGAGTAGTGGTGCTACCGCGCCAGCGATGCCGCCGACGGTGCTTGCTATGTCTTTCCAGTTCATGCCGTCACCTTTGTTCTAATCAGTTGTAAATAGTTGGCTTCGCGGTGGCGGCGGCTTGGGTAACGGTCGCCAAAGTCGCGCAGTTCTAACGCCATGGCGTCGCTATCGGCTTGGGTAGCTGCGCGCCAAAACTTGGGGCAACGCTTGCTTAAGTCGCCGTATTGAAAGGCCACTGATGCGATCACGGTTTGCATCGGCTCGGTTAGGTCTTCAAAGTCAGTTTTGCTATCGCGGTTATAGCGTTGCACCAGTTGCGTAAGCATTTGGTGCTTTACGCTTAAGTCGATTTCTTCCGCTTCGTCGGCGGTGATGGTTAGCGGTGAACGGTTAAGCGCGTTAACTGCATCGTGTTTTTTTAAGCCGCAATAGGCGCTGAGTTTGGTTGCCAGTGGTGCTGGTAACAGGCGATGCAATTCACTTGCTGAACGTTGGCCGAGATCGAACCCCGTGGCGATGGTGACGCCTGAGTTTGAATTTTTAGGATCAGGCACATAGCCGCGTAATACGGGGCCGCCTTCTAATCCTGAGATAAAACCAAAGTTCACTTTTGTCATTGCTATCGCTCTGTTAGTTGCTGGCACTCGGTGCACAGTTGCACGCCCTTGATTAACTCGCGGCGACGCTTGGGTATGTCGTCGCCGCACTCGGCGCATTCCGTTGCGCTTGGTGGTACTGGCTTGGCGGCTTTTGCTTTGCGCTGCTGTTCGAAGCGGTGCTCGGCGCGTAGCTGCTCACGGGTGACTAAATCCACTGCATCCATTCGTTAGCTATCCTTGACTACTGCTTAATGTTTTCGATTTCTTCTGGGCGCAGGTATGGCACGCCGTTGATATGCACAAAGTCAGGGCTGGTAACATCAAATGGCAGTTTGATCAATTGCGCTTGGCCGCCTTTTTTATCGAGATCGAGTATGTCGCTTAGCTTGAAGCGGCAGCCGAACGCTTCGACCTTCATCTCTTCTTTAGCGGTCTTGGCATAAAACATATTGTCGAACGTTGGCATGGCACGCCATGACCCCGCCTTTTTTGCTTCTGCTGATATCAATTCAAATTGGCTAGCACTGAGCACTAGCTCACCGCTTGCTGAAACATCGCCGTCGGCAAAACCATCTGGCACGCCACCTGTTAGGACTACTGCGCTGTTGTCGGTGATGGTTAAGGTACAGGTGTCAACTTGGATCATGGTGTCGCCCACGGTGACGTTGTAATTCATTCCAGAAATTCGAGACATGGTGGCGACTCCTTAGATACTTGAAAGGTCTAACAAAATGTTGACGGTGATTTCTTTCGGGCTGTTGTACGGACGGACGATCATGTAAATGGTCACCGCCTTGTTGCTGGTCCATTCGATGGTGATATCGCCATCGCGTGGCGGCTGGATATCACCTGGGAACTGCGTGCCTAAAATCACTGTGCTTTTGCTCATGTTGCGCAATGGCTTCATGAAATATGCTTTGTTTAATTCGATGCTGGCTGGCGTGGAGTTAAGCGCGCGGTTAGCAATGCGGCGAATGGCGAGGATGCGCACCTCACGGCTGGCTTTGTGTACTGAGCGCAGGTGCTCAAGGTATTGATAATCGCCGCCTGCGGCGTCTAGCGTGGTGGCGTCGCCCCAGTAGGTGCCCTCAAAGTCTGGATACCACTGCGGCACGCTCATGCGCGCATTGGCTAAGGTTTCGAGCGTGGCGAGCGTGAGCGGGTTTTCGGCGCTATCGACTGGCGCATCGCCTAGGCCGAGTACCGCGCCAGTGGCGACGCGCATCGGGCTATCGGCAATACTCACTGAGCGATCACACAGGCGGCCAGCGAGTACGCCGACGTTGTTACCGTGTAACTGCGGTACTGGCACCGCCAAATGGGCGGCAATGCCTGCTTGTAGTGCGACTGTTGCGGCTTCGTACTGCGGCCATGTTTGAGTGGCTTCGTCAATGCCCGCAACCGCGACTAAGGCGTTAACAAATCGGCCATGGCTAGCGCGCAGGCTTAAGCAGTAGTCGTGAATATCTTTCAGTTTTTGCGCGGTGGTTTGCACGTCGCAGATAACCACCATTTCAAAGCTTTGCACTTCGTTGGCTCTGGTGATTGCGTCGAATAAATCTTCATCTGCTGCCAGTGGATAAACGGCGGCTGTCCAGTTTTGTCCGGCGTTTAGCTTGGCGGCGATCAACTGTTTACGCAGTGCGCTATCGGCAAAGGTTTTTTCAAGATCGGTTTGCGCGCCGATGCTAAATAGCTGGCTTTCTTCACCAACTGCGCCCGCGCGGCCGATAAAGAGGAAGTGGCGCTCGATGGCTTGAATGTCACCTTGGCCTTGATTGAGATTGTTTACCTGTACTTTACCTAGTGACATTTTTAGCCCCTTTTCTGATTAATTTGCTCGATGATGCTGACTAGCTGGCGCTGGACGTTGTCGGCGCTATCGCCGAGGAACGGCCGCGCGGCGACGGGGATTTCCCAACGCTGTTTGTTTGGTTTATCGCGCATTGAGCGCAGGATCACGCCCGCTTGGCCTTGGCTTAATGTGTCCATAATTTCGTTGAGGCTGGCGCGGCGGTAGCCGTTGCCTTTGGCTTTGCGGACTTTGTAACCTTCTGCCGATAGCGCTTTGGCTTGGCTGCGGCTGCAAGGTGCGTTGTAGTCTGGCGTGCCATGAATGCGGGCCATGCGTGAGGCGCTCATTTGCTCGCTGCCGCCGTCTTGATGTAGTGCGGCGATGCGGCCAGTGAGTGCGGCTTGGTGCTTGAGTTCAAGGCGGTTAGCGTTTTTAACAAACGGCTCGAGGGTTTTGCCTAAGCGTTTTAGCATGCGGCCTTTTTTGCCGTTGGCGCGGGCTTCGAACTGGCCGCCGTCAACCGTGGTTTGGGTGCGTATGCGTTTACGTGCTAGCGCGCGCTCATAGCGGCCTAAGGTTTTTAGGATGCGAATACGTTTGGCGCTTGGCAGCTTAAGCAATGCAAGCTGGTTGCTGGCATTTAGTACTTGATTGCGGTTTGGCGTGATAGTTGGGCTCATTGCGCCCCCTGTGGCCGTGTTTGCACGTCGGCGGATTCGGCCACATCAACAGGCACCAGTGCGACGCGATAACGCTCGCCGTTAAATAACACGGGGCCGTTGGCGTCGGGTATTAGGTCGATATCGTCAATCAGTTCGAGCTCAATCAACACCATGGCGTGATCTTTACTTACCACATCAATATCAAGCTGTGGATCGGCTAAGCCGTGTTCGTCACGCGGCCAGCCGCTGTCGAGTAAAAAAGCCGGTAACATGGCTAGCAAGTTGTATGCATTAAATTTGGTGTGCGGAAATTGCTCAATCGCGATCACTGCGTTGTGCTTCCACTTGGCGACTTGATAGCCGTTATTGCCGAGGTCTTCACCGCTTAACATCAGGGTGCCGCGTTCTTGCCATGCGTCGATATTGTTGGCTTTAACGTAGGGCTTAAGGCTCTGATATAAAAATTCAGTGACTTGTTGTAGTTGGCTAACTGTCTGGCTCATAGCGAGTGCACTCCGGCACGGCCAAGGCCGAGCAATAGGCGCACTGCGCGGTTTGATTGCGCGAGTATCGCTTGTTGCTGGTCAACGTCTTGGGCTTTGTTGTTGCCTGCGTCTTTTTGGTCGACGGCAGAAAAATAACCCAGCAAATCGGCATGGGAACGAGCGTACACAGCCCCGCGGTAAATGCTGATTTGCTGCGCGCTAAAGTTAGGCGCTAGGCTAGCGCCTAGGGTGAAGGGGACGTCCGTGTCAGTGCTTGCCTGCGCTACAAAGTTTAAGAGTTGCTGCTGGATTTCGGCCACGCTGCGGTTGAGTGAGTCTTCAATGGCTTTTTCTGAAAAAAATTCAGGGATGCGGCGCAGTTCGCGAAATTCGCCCGTCGATAAAGCAGGCCAGCCGCTAACCGCATCGATTGCGATGCTGTCTTCTGCTGGTGCTTGAAATCCGAATCCGCTCATTGCTTTGCCTTCACTCATTTAAATTGGGTTCAGTGCGGTTAACGTCACAGTGGTTTTTAACAGTCGCCCGTTAAACACTCGGTTAGCGCACTGGAGGGTTGGGAGTCGTTCCCGTGCGGCTTAGGTCATCTGCTCTGGCAAGTCGCCTTGACTGCCGTAGGCTTCTAGCGCCCTAAGTCGCATCGCTATCTTGTTTCGTACCGTTTTTACTTGGGCATGACGATGCAGGCTGGCAGCCTTTTCGAGCAGCCGATCCGCTTCATTAAGCCGCTCCACATCACCGATATGGCTTGGGGTAATGTCGCCGTTTGCTGCGCGTAGTAATGCGATGCCCGCAAACTTGTAATATTTGGCGGTAACAGGTTCCGGCAGTTTCCAATCGTTAATAACGCGCTTAAACACAGTGCCGAAATACGGCTCAATGCTGTGCCCATGTTCCGCTTGAGCCTCTGCCCAATCGAATATGGTGTCGGCAATAAAGCCCGGCCATTTGCGGCGAATGGTTTGCGGCATGGGTTGCCCCAGTTCAATCGCGGTGAAGGCGTACTCGAGTCCGCGCGCAAGATCGCCCACGTCAAACAGCCACACAGCGCAATAAGCAAAAATAGGGTTGTCACTAATAGCATTGCTGGTCTTCCTCTCGGTTAAGTACGCTTCGACGATGGGCAGCCATTTAGGCAGTAGTACGTCGCGTTTATGGGCGATTTTGTCGCTTCGCCGTGCGAAGGCTTTGAGCCGCTTGATGTCTGCATCTAGCTCGATTAGCTGTAAGTGCAGGCTTGGCGCGTGCTCGGCGTTGCCTGTTAGCTTTACTTTTTCGAGCTGCGTTTTTGCTCGGCGGCCTTCGCGCCACGCGAGGATGCGGGCGCCGCCGACGGCTTTTTTAGCTCGGCTGCGACGTCCTTAAGTTCGTTTTTAATGTCGCCAAGATCTTCGGCGGTGTAGGCAAGCGAACTGGCGCTATCGTCTACAGCGCCAGCGGCGTTTTCTAAGTTGGCGGCGGTTGATTCGAGATCACTGGCGGCGGTGCTCACCTTGTCGGCTGAGTCGCTGACTTTGTCGGCGGCATCTAATGCGGTTTCGGCAGCGTTGCTCACGGTGGCGGCGCTGTCTTCGAGTTCTGCAGCGTGCTCGCTAATGCTGGCGATGTTGCCTTGGTCGTCGGTGGTGACTGTGGCCTGCGCGGTTTGGTCTTGGCCTTCGGCTGCTTGGTCAAAACCGATTTTAAATTCAATAAAACGCGCTTTTTGCTCAACAGCTTCACGCGCTTTTTCAATGGCTTGGTCAACATCACAGCCCATTAATGCGGCGAGCAGTAACAGCGCTTCATTTTCTGGCGCTTTGGTGTTTTCTGGTGCGTCTGCTGGTAGGCTTTGGGCGCGTTTTGCGGCTTCACGGCGCTTTTTGAAATCTGCGATGGCACTCATGGCAATGTCCTGTTTTTTAACTTTTGATTAACTGCATTGGTTGGTTTACATGGCCTAGGCACGGGTTAGGTGCCTAGGCTGGTTTTACGTACCTATGGCCTAAGGCGCTGCGCCGATGGTCATCGCGGCTTCATCTACTGCGCCGTAACCTTCGTATTCATCAACGGCATAGCCTTCATAGCGCCAGTATTTGTCTTCCCAACGTTTGCGGTCTTCAACGTTTTCAGACTTGCGCTGACTGGTGCCGCGTTGCGTGTAGCAATGCAGGTTAGATAGCCATGTCACGACGAGGCGTTTACCTGGGAAGAATGGCGGTGTATATGCACGTAAACCACCGATGGATTTATCCATCATTTGCGCGGCCACACGCTCGCTTGGTTTGTCGGCTTGGTTCATGAGTTTGATTTGCGCGGCGGCAACCAAATCACTACCGACTAACACCACTAGGCGTGGGTCATTGCGGAATTGTTCAGGGATCAAGGTCAACTTGATTTCGGTGACGATGGCATCGAGGGTTTTATACTCGCCGTCTTTTAACGGGCCTGTGGCGTCTGGGTTGAAGTAAATGGCATCGGTCATGATTTGATCCGGTGCTTTTTCTTTAACTAACTGATGCCAGCCTTTGTTGACATCTTGGCCTAGCGGGTTAGCAGCTGGGTCAGTATTTGGGGCCACCGATGTGCCGTTAAAGCCAACGCGCAGAATATCTAGCGCAAAACTTGTGGTCGCGTTTTGGCTCATGAGCTGCATAAATTGGCGCTCATTGCCTGCGTTTGCCCATGTGGCTAAGGTTGCCCACGGTACATAAGCGCATGAGTCCACTTCGACCAGCTCGTAGGTATTGCCGTCAACGCCTTGACCTGCGGCAAAGCGACCATCTACTTTACGGCCTGTTTTAATGCCGTTAGTGCCGACGCTAACCACTTGGCCTTTAATTTGATCAACGGTGGCGGTGGTGATCATTCCGAGGAATTCAACTGAATCAAGAATGGCGGCGCGGAGTTTGGTTTCCATTGGGCCAGTGACGGCAAACTGCTCACTGACGTTGGGTTGGCTGTAAGCCGTTGCCATGTTGGCGGTGTAGGCCGCTAGGCAGGCTCTTGCAAGTGCGGTTAAGTTCATGCTGTGTTCTCGCTGCTAATGTTTAACGAATTGGTTAATCTGCTTTGGCAGCGATTAAACCACGGTATAGTCGTCGCCTTTGCCCGCTGGGCTTGGCTGTTGCCCTGGCACTTCGGCGCTTAATTCATTGAACTTGGTTTCCATCTTGACTAGCTTGTCGCTAAAGCCTTTGAACATGGTTTCAAGTTGGCTGAACTGTTCAGCGGTGATGCCTTCCGCGCCTTTGTCTTCACCTGTTTTTTCGCCTTTATCTTCGACTTTGGTGTCGTCTTTTTTGTCGGCTTCTGGCTGTTTACCAAAGGTTTCAACTTTGGTTTCCAGTGCATTTAACTTGGTGCCAAAGGTTTCAAGTTTGCCCATTAAGGCGTCAAATTGTTCTTTGTTCATTGGTTCTTCCTCGGTGTCGGTTGCCGCTGCCTGTGTCGGTTCTGGCGTGGTGTGTTTTTTAAATAGGTCGAATAGTGCGGCAACAAAGCCTTTTTCCGTGGCTGAGTATTTTTCTTGGTTTTGCTGAGCGGTGTCTTTGATAAAGTCAGAGCTGATTAGCTCTTCAAGCTGGCTGACTTCGTGGTCATATTGGGTTTCACCCACTGAGAATTTAAGACGGGTGGTGCCTGTTGAGGCTGGCGAGTCGGTGACGGCAATACCTTGGAGATAAGCCTTACCTGTGCCTTTGTAGTCGATGTTTGGTTCGATTGACATAAACAGCTTTTGGCCGTCTTTATTCGCTTCTAGCAGGTAGTCGTTAGCGGTTAACTTGACGTATAAGCGCAGCTTGCCGCCTGTGGTTGAGGCTTTTACTTCATCGACTGTTCCCCAGTTTTTGCCTTCGAACGGGCCCCAGTTTGAGCGGAAGTGTTCAGGCCAAATCATGGCGGTGTATTCATCGGTTGAATACTGGGCGGCCATGTCTTCAATCCACTGCTTGGTGATAGTGCGACCGTCGACGGTTGCGCCTTCGGTTGCTGCGATTACCCAGCCAGTTTGCTTGCCCATGTTTTTTCCTGCCCATTGCTAAAAAATTACCTGTAAGGCCTACAGCTTACGGCTTTGTAAATTGGGCATCACGCGGCAAACTTCGGCGCGATTCCGATTTTTGCTAAATCGGAATTTATAGGAAATTTAGTTAGTTAAGCCTTAGTTGCAAGGCAATACACTGATGACATTGTTTTATTGACCTTGGTGTTTTACCCGCATTTATGGCTTATTCCCCCGAGATCCGCGAGGCAGCCAAACGGCTGTATTTGAAGCGTTGGACGCCCGACGAGATCCGCGTCGATTTAAAGCTGCCGAGCAATCGAATTATTTATTACTGGGCGGATAAGTACGGTTGGCGTGATTTGCTGCGTGAAGAAGAAGTCGACGAGGCCATCGCGCGCCGGATTGTGCTGTTAACTGATATTGCGGATAAAACTGGTAATCAGATAAAAGAGCTGGAAATGCTGATTAATCAGCATGTGCGGCTTAAAAAACAACGGGTAGATGCTGAGCGCGCTGCGCTTAATGAAGGTAATAGCTTTGGCCCCGCCAGTGCCAATAAAGGCGGCAAGAGCAATATTAACCCCACGGCTGAGAATAATGTCGGTGAAGGTAATAAGCGCAAAGGCCGCAAACGTAAGAACGATGTTAGCCATTTAACTGCCGAAGATTTTGCCGCTTGGTATGAGTCGCTTTATGAATACCAAAAGACGATGCACAGCAACTTGCATCAACGTATTCGTAATATTCTTAAAAGCCGCCAGATTGGCGCGACTTATTACTTTGCGGGTGAGGCGTTTGAACAGGCGGTATTAACTGGCGATCCGCAAATCTTTTTATCGGCTTCACGTAATCAGGCCGAGGTGTTCCGCTCGTATATTGTGGCGATTGCACAAGAGTTTTTTGAGATTGAGTTAACAGGTAACCCGATTGTGCTGCATACCGCCCACGGCGACGCCGAACTGCGGTTTTTGAGTACCAACAGCAAGACGGCGCAGAGTTACCACGGCCACGTTTATGTTGATGAGTATTTTTGGATTAATAAATTCGATGTGCTCAACAAGCTTGCCTCAGCCATGGCGACGCATAAGAACTGGCGCAAAACCTACTTTTCTACCCCTTCCACTAAGGCCCATGCGGCTTATCCATTTTGGACTGGCGACCACTGGCGCCAAGGTAAACCCGAGCGTGAGGAAGTGGAGTTTCCTACCTTTGACCAACTGCGCGACGGTGGCCGCTTATGCCCGGATAAACAGTGGCGCTATGTGGTGACGATTGAGGATGCGCTCGCGGGTGGTTGCGACCTGTTTGATATTGACGAGCTGCGCGAAGAATACAACGGCGATGATTTTAATAACCTGTTTATGTGCATCTTTGTGGATGATGCCGACAGTGTGTTTAAGTTCAGCGACCTTGAAAAATGTATGGTCGATGCTGCGCGCTGGCAGGATCACAAACCCGCCGCGCCGAGGCCGTTTGGCAATCGTGAGGTGTGGCTCGGTTATGACCCGTCGCGAACTCGCGATAATGCGACGCTGGTTGTGGTTGCACCAGGTGAAAAGAAAGGTGAAAAGTTCCGTGTGCTCGAGAAGCATTATTGGCGCGGGATGAACTTTTCGCACCATGTTGCCGAGATCCAAAAGATTTACGCTAAGTACCGCGTGACTTATATCGGCGTCGACACGACTGGCATCGGCGCTGGGGTGTTTGACTCGATTAGCACACTGTACCCGCGCGAGGCCACGGCGATTCATTACAGCGTTGGCAGCAAGACCCGCTTAGTGCTCAAGATGATTGATGTGATTGAAGGCGGCCGGATTGAGTGGGACGCCTCACACAAAGATATTGCTATGAGCTGCTTATCTATTCGCCGCACGTCGACCGATGGCGGTGGCGCGATCACTTTTAAGGCGAGCCGTGACAATGTGACCGGACACGCTGACGTATTTTTTGCGATTGCCCATGCGGTGATCAATGAACCCCTCAACTATGAACATAAGAGAACATCATCATGGGCGATGCAACATTAACAGCGGCGAATGACGACGGCACTACTTTGGCCGCCAATGGAGCGGCCAGCGCGCCGAAAGTGGTGTTTAGCATGCCTGAGCAAGTCATGCCAAATATGTGGTTAACGGATTATGATTCGCTGTTTTACAACGAAGGCGACGGCTACTGGGAACCGCCCGTCGATAGGCAATTGCTGGCTAACTTAACACGACGTAATGCGCAGCACGGCGGCATTGTGCAAAGCCGTGCCAATATGGCAACGGCGCGGTTTACGTCTGGCGGGATGAGCGCGCAGGAAGTTGGCGCATCGTTTTTAAACTTGGTACAGTTTGGTGATGTGGCACTACTTAAGATCCGCAATGGTTTTGGGCAAGTGGTGCGGTTGTTTCCGCTGCCGAGTTACCGCTCACGCGTAGATCGTGATGGTGGCGCAGTAGTGCTTGAGCGGCAAAACACGTTTAAGCGTTACAAAGCTAAAGACATTATTTGGGTGCGAGTTTATGACCCGGTGCAACAGGTGTATGGCTGCCCCGATTATCTGGGCGGGTTACAGTCGGCATTGTTAAACGAAGATTCAACGCTGTTCCGGCGCAAATATTACATTAACGGCGCGCATATGGGCTTTATTATGTATGCGACGGACCCTAATTTAGATCCTGCGGTTGAAAAGGATTTAAAGGAAAAAATCCAAGAGTCTAAGGGCGTGGGTAATTTTAAGTCACTGTTTGTGAATATTCCGAACGGCAAAGAGAAAGGGATTCAGATAATCCCCGTGGGTAACTTTGAGTCTAAAGACGAGTTCTTTAATGTGAAGGCGGTATCGGCGCAAGATGTTTTTAACGCGCATCGGTTCCCCGCTGGCTTGGGCGGGATGATCCCCACTAACACCGCTGGCCTTGGCGACCCGACCAAGTACGATGAAGTGTATTTTAAATCCGAAACGCGGCCACTGATCAATATGCTGGTCGATGCTGTTGAGCGTGATCCCGAGATTAGCCGCCCGCTAAAACTGGTGTTTGATATGTCCACTTCGACAATATAGCAGCATTGGCGCATAGCGCGCCGATGCTTAACCATTTATTTTAATGAGGGTTTTATCTACCAATGATTTTCATCATATGGCGTTGTCGCATTAGCGTTTGATAATCCATTCGCTGATGGCAAAACATCAATAAATAGAGAGTTAATTTACCACTGGGCTGTTTATCAATCTTATAAACGACTCTGTAGTCACCTTTTAGCAGCTCTAAATAGTGCACACCGATAGGTACAAATTCTATTTTTCTCCCAGATTCAGGAAACAATCGCAGTTGGTTATCTATGTCTTGCAAAAGACCTTTAATCGTATCTCTGGCTTCTGAATTTCCTATTACCTTTGATTTCCAATTAATTGCTACTTTTGCATCAGCTTTAAAATCGTCGGTGTACAAAATTTCTAGCGAACTATTCATTATGGTTGTCCTATAGGTCGGACAGCATCTCGTCTAGACTCATTACTTTTCCAGCTTTGATACTGTTTTCACTGTCGATAACCAATTGCATAAATGCGAGTTGCTCCTGCATTAAGTGAAACGCTTCTGCAGTTTGAACCACTAATGTTTCCTCACCGTTTTGAGTGACAAACATCGGCTCAAATGCTAACTCCTCTCTTAATCTGGCAGCATTCGCCTTCATGTAACTGATTGGTTTTACATTGCTTTGAGTTCTTTCATGCATGTGCTCCACCTTTTCGGTTAGTTAATAGCCACCTAAAAACTAACCTCTCCTCTCGTTGCTTTGATTTCGATTCCAAATATGAAGTGGCGATATTTGGACATTGCTTGCTTGCTGACTCAATCAATTGCCCAGAATGAGCAAGACCAAATTTAGTCCTGTAGTCTTTATTTGTCAATTCATTTTAATATATACTGTTTAAAAATACAGGTGCATCGCTTAGACTGTACTCACTAAAGCGATTGGGAGATCGGTATGCGGATTCTATGCACTAGCTGTGGCAAAAAAGCGATTATTGGTAAAACCGATAGATTAAGCGTTGCGCACGCTAACCTTTACTGCTCTTGTTCGGACCCTGAGTGCGGCCATACGTTCGTTACCAATGTGTCGTTTAGCCACACTCTCAGTCCCTCTGCAAAAAATACTTCCGAGATCGTTACCGCGTTAGCAAAAGCGCTATCACCCGAACAGCGTAGAAAACTACAACGTGAGCTCGCCTTTTAACTCGTATTGATACTGCGTGAGCACTTTCGCCATGATGGCAAAAACTTGCTGCGCATCAGCTGCAGTCGTTTGACTGGCTCCCATATCAACTAGCTTAAACATCTGATCTACAATTTGCTGTTTTTCATCCATTTCTAACTTCTCTTTAGTAGCACACCAACTGCGGTGCCTCACTTATTATCCACACATAAATCGAGAATGATCATTCGGTCGAAACGAGTTAATCAAATTCATTCTCTAACTACCATTTTTTGCATTGCAAAACTTTCTAGAGCGGATACCTACTCGATGTACATACAGTAAAAGCAGAATTTTTTGATAACAATAGGTGAAGAATTTGGGTGATTAGGTTGAATAAGAAAAACTTATGCGAAAAAATCCCACCAACTTAGTGATGTTGTCACCGACATTTCTAGGTTGCTTTTCAAGCAAATTAATTAGTAATTTGCCTGCATCCCAGATAAGTTCACGTTTTTGTGCATACCCCCTTTTTGCGGACAATCCAACGAATCGAAATATAAAATAAAAATGTGTGGACACGTAGTTATAACTTATTGACTACTATATAAGTTTGGTTGGATAAATCTCTTATCTAAAAAATGTCATGCGAATATTTTCTACCAATTTTTTACTTACTTTAAATTACCTCAATGGGTCTTATTTTGACTCCATAGTGTTAATAATCTATAGCCCACAAAGCGCCCATCTTTGCCAAGTCGACCAATACAGATTGCATTGATTTCAGCAAATCCTCTATATCAATATCCTCAATATCGGCATAGCGGTAAGGCTCGTTACGCAGCTGGCCATCATCAACCCACCATTCCCCGCCGTCTGCATCCATCACCCGGCAACCATCGAACAGTAAACGCTCAATGTTGGCAGGATCCGTAATCCCCACCTGCGCAAGGTGCCTGATAATTCGGCTATCAACCTGCTCCAAAACAGGGTCTGTACAGTTATTCCTACAAGTCCAAGGAGAGCCGAAAAGCGAAGGCAACAGCGCCATACTCCACTTTGGCAGTGCGGCTTTAAGCTCAGCGCGGCTTAATTTATCTTCGGGTTTCTTAGTACGTTCAACGGCAAATAACTCTGCACGGCGCTGCTTTAAGGTCTTATAGGCACTGCGTTCATCATCGGTTGCCTGGCGCAGTTTCCAGCGCTCGCCGCGGGTGATGATCAGTTTCTTTTTACCAAAGGCCACGCCTTCAACCCCGTGAACGCGCCTGGTCATTTCACCGTAGGCGTTACCCAGTGGGGTGACTTCGTAATTGAGTTTGAGCTGAGCATCTTTCATCGCCTCTTCAAAACCTTTCCAGTCGCTATTGCAGGCAGCGGCTTTGGCGGCTTCAATTTCTGGCGATTGCGGGCCTATTTTAATGCGGCGCAACTCGCGCCAGATTTGCACCGACGATGTGCCATAAAACTGAAACTGTCGCAGGCGGTGACGGCTAGCCCACGAGGCAACGCGTGGCGTAGCCTCTTCAACAGGCTTGCCACATTCAAGGTCGAGTTCGCCTTGCATATGCTCGCCACTAATGCCTTTACTCAGGTATTTGATGATGTATCCCACGGCGCTGCCGGCATCTTTATCAATGGGTTTAATTTCGATGCGGTGTTGCTTGGCACCCGGTTCGTCACCGTCTTCGGCAAGGGCGTATTTGGTAAAAATATCTCTTACTGCAGCTTCATGTTCTGGCTTAATAAAGCACAGCATATGCCAGTGCGGAGTACCATCTTGGTGTGGCTCAGCCACACGGCAACCCGACAACGGGATATTGCGATAGCTCAATGCGCTACGGATTTTAGAAAACAACTTTACCAGATATTGCTGCGCGATCTTAGGCGCTTCACAATTCCATTTGTGAGACACGTTGTGATATTTACTGGGGCAAGTAAGGGTGACCATAAAGCCGATATAGCCTTGCTCACAGGCCATTTCATCCAAGCCTCGGGCGCGAACGATCAACTCAACAAGTCGATTAGATGGATTAGCATTGCCCGCCATTGCCGCCTCTATCAGCGGTAGTATCACGCCATCCTCATTTTCAATCATGGTCGATTCGAGCCACTGCATCGCCGTGCGTTGCTGCGATGTCCACTCGCTAAAACACTCATCGCTCACATAGGGCGATTGACGGTTGACTAAGCCCACTGCAATACATAAATGCTCACAGCACTGGTCCCGCAGGTGACCGAGTTGTTTAGCCCACCATTTGGCACAACTCATGCGCAGCAACGCGCACTCAGCAGCCTCGATAACGCAATCTTGTTTTACAGCATGCCAATAAGGTGGAATAACGCCCCAGCGCTGGCAGATTTGAGCCGCAGCATCGTAGGCAGTAAATAGCGCATCTATTGCGCCTTCGCTGGCAATGGTCTTGATGACCTGCATGCTGTGGGCGGCAATATTAGCCGCGGCGGCTTTTAATGGTTTTGATTTGCGAGTGCGCAGCAGCTCGAAGGCGCTAAAGTGCGTCGCTTCAACCAGAGATTTATCGGCAATGGCAACTTGTTTGATAAGTCCAAGGCTAGCGATGTCATGGAACGGGTACTTACGCCAAACGACTAAAAGCTTTTCAATCGTCTTGCGTAAATACTCCAACCCCACCTGTAACCCCTCGCGATTAACCGTGGTTTGATAGTTTTTGGTAATCATATTGCGCACATGGTGCGACAGCGGAGCAATTAGCTTAAAGCCTTTGGCTGCGCTAAAGTGCTCACGATTAGGTTTGAACAAATGTTGATACAGCCGAACGGTATCCACTTTCTGCCGAGCGGTTTCAGCAGCTTTATCTTCCCATAAATCCACAAATGGCTTAGGCGCATTGCTATGGGCATATGCGCTTAAAATGTCATCGCCAAGCGGCGTAGGCAAATACCCCAAACGCCGCTTAAAAGGGAAATTAACCTCGTTCAAAATCAGCGTATCGTGCTTCATTCGTCCTCATCGTCCCCACTATCCGCAGGTATGATGGTTTCTGCTTCTGGCGGCGCGGTCATTTGCCGCCAGTTAGGTGCTAGGCAATCATCTAAAAACATTTGGCTGGCGAGTTCCCCCATGCGCCCATGGATGCAAACGTAATCGATAAGATCTTGGGCGTATGGGGTAATTTGCGACTGTGACTCTTGAGTTAAAAAGCGCGTGCTCATAGTGCCGCCCTTAAATCTTGCACACTTAACCCCAGTTCTTTCGCAAGCTGATGGTCTTCAATTAAACGGCTGCGCTGCCGTGCTCTGCGCTTTTCAGCACTCACTTGAGCGCGGTTGGCGTATGGCTTCCCGTCACTGCGAACACCTGCATCTTGATGGATGCTCATAAGGCTGCGCCTTTTATAGCCGAGCTCAGCAAGGATTTGGCTGTGTTGGCTCATGCAAACGACCTCATAATGTGGTTAGCGTTCAGCGCGTTGCTCATTGCCGAGCAAACCGCACCTAACTGGCCGTCGTTCAATACCTGAACCGCTGCGCGCTCTAGCCCTTCGGCGATTCCTCGATAAACATTGGCGGCTTGAGGTAGCCCCCTATCAACTGCATTGAAATAACGCGCATACACATCGGCCATTAACTTGCGCATGGCTAAATGCTGTGGATTGCTTAAGTCAAATTGCGGCGCTGTGGCCACTGTGATTTGTGCTTTTTCATTAAGAATTGGCATGATCAGGCCGCCTGTATGCTGTTAACGTGGATATTGTTACGAATGGCGATTAAGCGAATGCCAAGAGTTTTGCCGACGGCTGGCGCGGTAATATCGGCCACGGCTTTGAGGGATTCGAGCACGGCCTCGACCATCTCGCGATCGGCTGGCGTGCTGAGTGTTAGGGTGGCGATAACCCGATTAGCCTCTTTTACGATGGCTTGCTCTGCGATGGCTTGCACATTTTGCTGGTTAGTTGCTATGCTTGGTTTTGTCATTTGGTGTGCCTCATTGAATGATATGGGCCACAATCGTTAGCGCGGTTGTGGCTTTTGCTTTTAGTGTGTTTCTAACTCTGCAATCTCAGTCGCCTGCTCGGCGGCCAGTCGGCTTTTCTCATCCAATCCGCTGTTTATCTTTTGAGGCTTTGGTGCGGCCTGTTTTGTGGCAATAAATTGATCACGGCTTAATGGCACGGCGGCAAAAGCGCGGCCCAAATCAACAAGGCTGATAAGCGCGTGACGAATGGCCTCGCGTTCATTGGTGGTGAGCGTCATTAATGGGCGGTTTATGTACTGCGATGGGCGCAATCTTGCAGCGATAAGCAAAATCACTTTTTGTTGTTGGCTTAAGCGGTCGAACTTACTTGCCGCGCTAGTTTTGCCCAATGCGGCACGCATTTCGGCAATGGCATTTAACCCTATATCGCCGCCTTGTTCGTTAGCGGCTGGCGGTAATTGACGCGGTGCTGGTGCAGGTGTTTGCTTAACGGCAAATTGGCTCATGTTGACCTCACATTACGCCCGGCATGGGCATGGTTTGCATGGCATCGAATGCCACGGATAACACGGGGACTGCTTGGAATTTTTGTTCAACGTCGTGCACGAAAATGGCTAATTCGCTCATCACTAAGCTGGCACGCTTAACCACTTCGTGGCGCATGCGCTCGTTCACACGGCGACGAGTTTTGATATCAAGGGCGATGGCGCCCAAACGGGCAGAATTGGCGGTGATTTCTAACGCGCGGTCAGTCAGTGATAGCCGCTCATGATTTGCTAACTCGGCAACAGGCACCGAGGGCACACAGCCCAACTCGAGCAGCATGCCGTCGATAATGCAGCGATTGCCGCTTACCTTGGCGATGTCGACTGCCTCATGAATGCTCAACTGGTGTGGCTGGTTAAGTAGTAGCTTATTGCGCAATGCTTGCGCCTTAGTGATGCCTGCCGCGGTGGCGACCTCACTCAGTTCTTCACTATCAGCAAATTGCCGCAGCGCCCCTGCTACATGCGGTTGATGCCCCGCTTTGGCCTCACTGCGTTGTATGGCAGGTTGTTGCTTATACATGGTGAATAAATTCCCTTTCGCTAGACTGCATGTTGACGTTAACAACGGGTCAAATTGATTCGTTAATAGCAGCAAACTACGGTTAGTAATCCTGCTCCCATGCTTCGCGAGTTAAGGCGATCATGTTAATTAACGGCTTTTCTTTGGGGCGGTCTTTCTGGCGTAGGGGTAAGCGGCCAGTCTTGGCCATCTCGCGAACGGTATTGAAGGGAATACCACTTAACGTGGCGTATTGCTCAAATGTCACATAAGGCGTTGCAATCTGTAATGCAATCTGACTCATAGCGAGTTATCCTAACAAATTGTTGAAAAGACGCATTGATATTGATTAGTTTTGATGGACAACAATATCAATCAACTGATTGGATTATTGATCACACTATGACTTACGCGCAAGCTAAAAATTCAAATTTCAAAATAAAACTTGATCAAGTGCCAAGCTACGACGGTGGTAAAGACATTGTTGAACGTCTTATAAAGCTATTTAAGGTTAAGAATAGGCTTGAACTTGCGGACTTACTTGGCATGCATCCCGGCTCTCTGTCAACATGGCAAACTAGAAATACGACACCTCACGAACTATTAATAAGAATTCACTTAGCAACTGGAATTTCAATGAATTACCTATGCTTTGGAATTTCAGATGGTGAGCAAGATCCATACAAATACAGTGCTTCAAAAACCGTTGACTACCAAGATGGCTTAGTTCTTAAAGAATCAGTTGTTGGTAAAAATCCAACACGCCTTGACGTGTTTGAAATTGATGACGGTGAAATGTCATCAGTTGACAAATATTTTGCAGATGATGAGTTTTTAAAGTGTTTAGGCCTTGAGGGAGAGAATGGGGATTTGGCGATCAAATCTGGCAACCATTTGCTTTTTATTAATGCAAGTAAAACAAGTGTTAATGCAGGCCGATATTTATTTAGTATTGGTGATGTCTATCAGTTAGGTACGTTCAAACTACTTCCTGATGGGCACGTATATCTTTTTGATGACGGTGATAAGTACCGGGTCGACCAGAACACCACCAAGATCCACGGCAAAGTGGTATCGATTTTAGAAACGATTTAATTATCCTAACAAATTGCCCTTATGCTTTTTAGCTGAGAAATAATAAATCAAACAAGGAAGTAATTATGACGACTAAAAAACCTGTGTTAGATAAGGACGGCCAACCTTATAGCCGCGTTAATTTTAGCCACAACAAGCAAAAAGCGTTGTGCTCGCTAAAAGGCGTTCTAACAGGTGTGATTTGCGACACTAAGCTTAAACCTGCTGAGTTGATTTTTTTAAACGCTTGGCTAAAAGAACATGAATTTTTACAAGATGATCCAGATACTACTGATTTAATCGATTTGCTATCAGATGTACTTGAAGACGGTTCGATTAGCGATGACGAGCATGAAGACTTGTTTTGTTTAATTGAGGATGTTATCGCCTACAAAGAATTAGACGACTCCAAATGCAAAGATCATCTCAATGTATTGTTGGGGATTTTGAAAGGTATTACTGCTGACGCTGACATTAACGATGCTGAAATTGTATTTTTCAAAAATTGGTTGGCTGCCAATACCAATATTGCACACATTTGGCCTGTGCCAGAATTGACCCACAAGATTGACCAAATACTGGCTGATGGTGTTATCACCGCCGAAGAACGCGTCGAACTTTATCAGTTAGTCACCCAAGTAACTGGTAATGATTTTAGCGAAACGGGTGATGTTGCTGACTCTCCAACTCAATGCTTTGACACTGTGGTAGGTATTACTCACACAGGTAAAGGCTTTTGTTTTACAGGTAAGTTTAAAACTGATAACCGTGCGAATATTGAAGCCAAAGCCAAAAGCTTAGGGGCTAACATCATCAAAAAAACACCGACGCTCGCGACTCATTACGTGGTTGTTGGCTCACTATCTAGCCGCGACTGGGCTTATTCAAGCCATGGCAACAAAATTCAGCATGCTAAACAAATGCAGGCTAAAGGCCACGAGATTGCCATTATTTCAGAAGATCAGTGGTTGGCTTCGCTTTAAATAGAAAAGGATTTTGTATGGCTAATAAACCTAAAAGCCACATAGAAGAAATGGAAGCTAAGTTGGCTAAGCTCAAAGCGGAAACGGTTGATTCCCCTACTCAGGCAAAAGCCCGACGATTAGTTAAACCCGTGTTTTTAACCATCGCGGCGATCTTTGGCTTGCTGTTTTTTGCTCTGATTATTGATATCGCTAATGACCCTAAACCTATAGCAAATGCAGATATTAGTGCCCCCTCACCTGCAACCAACACAGTAGACAAGGTTGAGTCAGCTAAATGGCAAGCGCTCCAAGGCGTGAGTGATTGCCAACTTGCACTTAGGGTATATAACGATTACCAACCCATTTTTGCCGAGCTACACCAGTTTGTAATGAATGCGAATAACCAAACATACCAAGAGGTTTATCGCTGGAAAGAGACAACTCGGTTAGATGCTCGAGTCGCAGAGCTAGATGCTAAGTATCCCAAGTCATACCCCGCCACAATGACTAACGCACTATTTGCGAAAAACCTCAGTTTCGCGATCGGCCAATATTGGCGCGATGTGCACTCAAGCCTTAGACACACCAATAACCAAGGCCCAATCGACAGTGAACAACCCAGCCTAATGAACGATGACTTACAGTTACTCAAACAGAACTGCCCAGAAGAATTTAAAGGAATGAAGTAGGTACAAATATGACAACAGAGTTAACCGTCGCAACGATTGGCGCTGCCGCAGTAATCATCGCAGCCTTAATTGGTTTTATAGTCGCTGTTTCAAGTGCTGTGATAGCCAAAGAACAGAAAATCTCAGAATTCAGGCAAGAGTGGATTAATGAACTTAGGAAAGACGTTGCTAGTGCGATTCAGCTTTCATATAACTGTTTATATGAAAGCCAAAATGCAAAAAATGAAGATGTAATTCATAGATACAACCTTATATTTAGAGACGTTGAACTTAAATTTATATTAATAAAACTCAAGCTCAACCCGAATGAAGATGAGTTTATCTCGACTATAGATTCTCTTTTATATAACTTTGGGGAATTAGTAAAACAAACAAGCATGAACACTATTATAAATATCCAAAATGATGCAAAAAAAATAGAACATTTGTGTCATGCCACTTTGAAAAATGAATGGGAACGTGTGAAAAAAGGAGAAAGAAAATTCGTTGTGTTCAGAAGTTTTGGTGAGGTTTTTTTATTTGCATTTATCACGGCTTTTTTCGTTGCACTTGCCTTTATTAAAATCCCCGAACTTGCTCATTTGTTAAAATAAAAAAGGCGCCGAAGCGCCTTTTTTTTACAGTTTGGTACATATGCTTTAAACAGCAACTTCCCAGTGTTGATGGTTTTCCTCAAGCAAGATTTGACCTCTTGCATCTTTTGCTTCGGCATCGGCCAGCAGTTCCAGAAAATAACTGACTGGATTGTTATGTTCAATGCTCTCCATGTATAGAGCACGCAAGGCCACATCGGTAGTACGAGGGATCTCTGTTTGCCCTTTTTCATAGCGCGCAATAGTCTGCTCTGACACACCAAAGCGCATCGCTAAGGTTTTTTGTGACACATTCATTTCAAGGCGAAGAAACTTAAACTCTTCGCTTTTTAATGGAAACTGACTGTCAACAATGGCTTGCGAAATTGCTCTGTGTAAACCGTTTAGGTCATTGATGCTTACGTACTCTTCTCCATCTATGACCTCTTTGTCGACACCGTTTTTGAGGAAAACGTTAGATAAACCGCATTCTGTATAGTGATACATTTTATTTTCCTAATGAACCCAAACCGTTACGAGTATTGAACTTGGTTGGTCGTGATGATTTTTCAATGCTACGGTAAGTTCGATTAATTGCCCCGCTGCTAAACCTTGTAAGTTAAATTTCCAATCTCCATTCGCTTCCGGATAGGGCCCTTCACGGAATACTGAATGCCTACTTTTAAGTAATGTCAGTATCTGGCGCATTGTGACACCTCTTTCTGACATTCTTTCCTTTATATGCCCGCTCCACCTGATTCGGTGAGTATGGTTATTCGCCAGATCATTCATAATTTTTCTGGCTGAATTTTCCGTCAAAGGAAACTCGCTGATGCTTAGCTGTTCTTTTTTTGCCATTAAACACCTATCAATCTGATAGGTTGATTTTGTTCGCAATTGACATACATGTCAACAAGTATGTTGATTATAGTTGATGATGGTTGGTTAAATTGTGGTGTCAGAGTTTGTTTGTTTCTTATAGACTGTTGATAAATTATCGACTGTTTTAGCAGTCACTTCCTCATACTTATTAAAGATATATAGAAAGAAGTTATGGCGATAACCAAACAGCCTGATGGTACTTGGAAACTCGATATGCGTGTGGCTGGCCGTGGTAGCCGCCGCATTCGTAAAACCTTTACAACCAAGGCCGAAGCCTTAGGTTATGAGCGCTATATCCTTAAGGAAGTCGAAGATAAGCCATGGTTAGGGACAGAAACCCAAGATAATCGCCGCCTTTGGGACATTATCCAACGCTGGCACGATTTACATGGCCAGCAGTTAACCGAGCCCGAAAAGCGTATGCGTAAGCTGCGATTAATCTGTGATGGCCTTGGTAACCCTATCGCCAACCAATTAACGGTGAACGACTTTGCCACCTTCCGCCAAATGCGCTTAGATGGTGAAATAGCCGATGGCATGGGCATAAAACAAAAGGTTAAGCCTAATACCGTTAACCATGAACACGCCTATTTAAATGCTGTGTTCTCTGAGCTTAAGCGACTGGGAGAATGGAACTTACCCAATCCACTCGAAGGGTTAGCCCCTTTTAAAATAGAAGAAAGCGAGCTGGCATTTTTATACTCTGAAGAAATTCCGTTGGTGCTGGCTGAGTGTGCTAATTCGTCTAACCCACATTTAACCACTGTGGTAAAAATCTGTTTATCGACCGGGTGCCGTTGGTCAGAGGCGGAAGGTTTACGCGGTAGCCAAGTGGTCAACAATCGGATCACCTTTACCAAAACCAAAGGTAAAAAGAATCGCACCGTGCCAATCAGCCAAACCTTAGCGGATGAAATCCCCAAGTTACGCGGTCCGTTGTTTAGCTCATGCCGCAAGGCGTTCACTCAGGCGATTAAACGTACTGGGCTCACCTTCCCCGAAGGACAAATGACCCACATTTTACGGCATACCTTTGCCAGCCATTTTATGATGAACGGCGGCAACATCTTGGTACTGCAACAAATCCTCGGCCACGCCGACATTAAAGAAACCATGCGTTACGCCCACTTCGCCCCCGAGCACCTGGACGACGCAATAACTAAAAACCCACTGGCAAATTTGAATGATTAGTACAATTTTTAGAAAGTATTTTGAGCAGTTATCCAAACATTGGGCTGTCATTGTATCCCTCATTACATTCTTAGCTTCAATAGTCGGCATAGTCTCCGCTAAAGAGTTCTATTCATTTTTTCATGTTAATTATCTAGAACTTGCTGAATTCAATGACTTTATAAAACATTTAATATCACGGCCTTATTTAGGTTTTGTCTCATTAACTGTGATGATTGCTATACCAGCACAAATTTACATCACGTACTTAATAGATAAGAAAGAAACTAACTTAAAAAAATTTTATGAAAGCCAAAAATTTAAGAATATAAAGGTGAGGTTCAAGCTTAAATTTAAAGTTAGGCAGTTTTTCCTTTTAGCAGGCAGCCAAACGATAATTTGTGTAATTACTTACTTTGTACTTGTTGCTATAACAGATAATGAATTGGAAAGGCTTAAATCTACTGAATACACACTTTTTAATGTTGTAACTGACACAAAACCATTAACATGTGCAAGTTACATTGGACGAGTTAACATAAATCACATATTTTGGGACAGGACAAATAGGGTGTTAATCATTCCCTCCTCCTCCATAAAGAGCATGACGTTTGTTGCATCACTTGCTCAGCGGCCAAAAGAGTTTGTCGCGGATAATCAAGTTAGAACCAATGAATACCTTACTTGGGAGAAACACATAAAGGAAACCTGTGGTAAGGAATTTGAGATACCAACATTGAGGTAGTCTATGAAGCGCTGTTTTTCACTTCATTAAGAAGTGGTGAAGCTGCTTCTATTAACTCGCTCCAAGTACTCGGAACTCGACCGCTATCAAGCATTTTACCAAATACATGATAAACGTCAGTTTTACTTCCTTCTTTACGTAGAGTTGAATCACCATTTATCCACGCATAGATAATTGCTTTAGGTGCACTTGAATGAAATTGAAAAAAGAGTCTATAACGAGGAGGGAGAGATTGCTTTTTGATACGGCGCCAAGATGTATGCTTTTTACCAAGCGTACTTCCTAGCCAATAATCGCGATGATTCGGATCCGATGGGACCTTTTTATGGATGTTATCAAGGATTGCATCCAACAACTTATAGGTTGAATGCTGAAAAAAACCATCGGGATCTTTTTCAGCGAGAGCTTCCACTAAATCTGTAATACGGGTTAACTCGGCAATGAAGATCTCAAGCGCGTGAAGTTCGTAGCCATTCTTAACAATTACTTCCATGTGATTAATGGCTACCCTTCTAAGATTTCTGCTCTTGCTCTTGCAGAATCAGCTTTAGCCTTTAAAGCTTCCATTCTTGATAGCAATGACTGTGGCAATGGTCTAACATTACCGTCGATCTTTGTTTCGCGGTCAAGCAGCTTCACAAATTCTGATTCGACTTTTGCTTCACTACTTGCCTTTGCAAAAGAAATCACATTTGACATATTGCTCACCTTTCTGGTTAATAATGCTTATGACTGATTGTTGTTGACAACTTAGTCACGGAGCGAGAGGTTACCATATTGGTATAGCACAAAGCAAAAAATAGTTGCAATTTTGAGCAGTTTAAAGGCACTGGAATAGCGCTTACGAATAGTGTCCACATATTGCCCACGCAGCTTCCTAAACCTAATCAATATCACTCCATAGCAATCAAATAAGTATTTAATTTAATTATAACTATTTGATTTTATTGATTGCAAAAAGCAATGTAGGTTTTCTGGACGCGGGTTCAAGTCCCGCCGCCCCACCAAATATAAGAACGAAGACGTCTCAGGACGTCTTTTTTCTTGCCTTGAACAACGCAAAATCAATGACTTACGGCACATTAACGTCTAATTACCTCCAACTACAGCTTTGATTTTTGGGTACACCTGAGGGTACACGGCCTTGACTTCGAAACTACAGTGTACCCATCATGACCATTGTCACTAC